TTGTCTTTTCAAAGACTTAGCCGCGTCACCTATCTATATAGACGCAATTTGCAGCCAATCCGACGTACCAACTACCTACCAACCGAAGCCATCGAGTGCAAAGGCCACCCAATGTGTCTCATCAGGTGGCCTTTGTGCCTTTTGGGGCGCTCGGGATGCTGTGCTCATTGTGGCGGATCAGGCGGATTTTGTGCCTGCAGCATTCGGAAAACGGCGATGTTTTCATTGGCTGCCCGGGCGTTCGCTTGCTGTGCGCGGGCGGAGGTATGGTGACACGCAAGTATCCGTGCCCGGGTGATCGTGGACAGGAAAACGTGCGCTTTGCGCGCGGCCGAGCCAACCAAGACGATGGCCTCGAGTCTCGGTAAGGCGGCAAGCAGCTGCGGCAGATAAGCCATGCCTCGTCGGACGTCCTCGCCGGTCGCTGCACGAATCGATGCGCGATCAGGCGTGCCGAGGTACCAGGGCACAATGTTCCAAATGGCAATATCTCCACGCTGGACACCCGCCTCCTCCAACTGCCGTTTGAAGTTGCGGGCGGATGGATCAGGGTTATCAAAGGAGATTTTTCCAGTTTTCAATGCCTGAGGACCTGGCGCCTCCAGCAGGAAAAGAAACTTCGCCTGCTCGTTGCCATTCAACGGGTCGAACCCGGGTACCGCCTCGGGTGAGCCAAGGTCAGACTGGATCTTGCTGACGAACTGCTCCAGCGTCCCAGTCATTTGGGCACTCACTGCTGCGCGCCACTCGGCGCGCTGGTGGCTTTGAGAATGACGCCAATCGCCCCGTCATCCCGGGTGACGAATTCGATGCCGGCCAGGGTCAGGGCCTTGGCCACTTTGTTGAGCGTGGAGCCACGGCTGTCGGCCAGTGCCCCTTCCATGCGCAGCAGCGCTGACATCGAGATGCCCGAGGCCTTGAGCAGGTCATCCCGGCTCCAGCCCAGCATCGCGCGTGCGGCGCGGATCTGTCTTCCGTCGATCATGGTCGACTCCTCTTCTTTTGCCCGATCTGGGCAGGTAAATATTTCTGTTCGATTAGACGCTTTTTATGTCCTTTCCGGCGCATTGTATCGTAGCATGACCCTCAGTAGATAGAGGAGCACGACGATGCCAGCACAAGCGTTGACGACCGAATTCCTGGCCACATTGCCGGGTCGCGAGCCTGCCTCCGGGGCCGTGAGTTACTTCGATACGGAGATCAAGGGCTTCCTGCTGGAGCATCGCGCCAGCGGCGGGGCCACCTTTTACTTCCGCTACCGCGATGCGGCCGGCAAGGTGCGGCTGAACCGGATTGGCCGGGCCGACGAGATTTCGGTGTCGGACGCCCGGGCCAAGGCGCACAAGATGAAGCAGATGGTCACCGAGGGCGGCGACCCGAAGGTGGAAAGCCACCGCTTCAAGGACGTGCCGACCTTTGGGGATTTCGTGGCCGAACGCTACCTCCCTTACGCCAAGACCCGCAAGCGCAGCTGGGAGACGGACGAGACGATGCTGCGCAACCATCTTCTGCCGGTGTTTGCCGAGTTTCGGATGAACCGGATCACCCGCTCCGATGTAGTGGCCTTCCATCACGCGGTGTTCGAGAAGGGCTACGCGGCCGGGACCTGCAACCGGATGATCGTGCTGATGAAGTTCATCTACAACTGCGCGATCCGCTGGGACATCCTGCCACCCAAGAGCAACCCTTGCGATGGCGTCGAGCCCTTCGAGGACTACGGTGCACGGGAGCGTTACCTGACGACCGACGAGGTGCAGCGGCTGTTTGATGAGCTGGACACCAACCGCAATGTGCAGGTGGGCCAGGTGATCCGGCTGCTGCTCTACACCGGTGCGCGCAAGCGCGAGATCCTGGATGCGCGCTGGGACGAGATCGATTTCAACCGCCGGATGCTGACGGTGCCGGCGGCACGGTCGAAGTCGAAGAAGCCGCGCCACATTCCGCTATCCGATGCAGCGGTGGAACTGCTGCTGGCGTTGCCCCGGCAGGAGGACATCCCCTGGGTGTTCTTCAACCCGAAGACCAAGAAGCCACCGGTGTCGATCTTTTACGCCTGGGACTCGATCCGCAAGAAGGTCGGGCTGGGCGAAGTGCGGCTGCACGACCTGCGCCACAGCTACGCGAGTTTTCTGGTCAACGCCGGGCGGTCGCTGTACGAGGTGCAGAAACTGCTCGGTCACCACGATCCGAAGGTGACGATGCGCTACGCGCACCTTTCGCCGCAGGCGATGCTGGAGGCGGTCAATGTGGTGGGGAATGTGGTCGGGCGGCGGCCGGTGGTGGCGGCAAATCATACCCAGCCGGTAGCAGCGCAGGCCTGAATACGGCTCTTGAGTGCGGTTTGCCTTGTGAACTGTTAGATTTTTTGGTAAATTATCTAACACGGAGGCAACCATGAGCACATCACAAGCCATCCGCGAGCGCATCGCGGCCCAACCTGCTGGAGAACCTTTCACCCCAGCCCTGTTTGCAGGGTTGGGTTCGCGCGCGTCCATTGATCAGACCTTGATGCGTCTGACCAAAGAGGGGTTCATCGAGCGTCTCGGCCGTGGCCTCTACACCGTCCCCAAGACCAGCCGTTTTGGTCTGAAGGCCATGCCTTCGCCAGAAACGGTGGCGCAGACGGTCGCTGCCACCGAAGGTGCATCCATTGAAGTGCACGGAGCCGAGGCGGCTCGCCGTTTTGGTTTCAGCACCCAGGTTCCAGCCCAGCCGGTCTTCTACACCACCGGTTCTTCTCACACTGTGCGAATGGGCAAGCTGCAGGTGCGGCTTCAGCACGTCGCAGCGCGCAAACTGGCACTGGCCGGTCGTCCCGCAGGCCAAGCCCTGTCCGCACTCTGGTATCTCGGTCGTCGGCAAGTCACGCCGGCTACGTTTGAGCGCATCGCCTCCAAGCTGCCACAGGTTGAATTCGAGGCGTTGCGTAGCGCCAAGGCCTCAATGCCTGCCTGGATGCTGGAAGCCCTTCGCCGGTATGAGGAAGGCACGGTGGCGCATGGCTAAGGTTGCCCGAGAGAGCTACTTCGACCTGCCCGTCAGCGATCAAGCCGATGTGCTCCAGAGCCTGGCGCCTGTGATGGGTCGCCGGGCCGAGATCCTCGAAAAAGACATCTGGCTGTGCCAGGTGCTCGACATCCTGTTTCAGCTGCCCTGCCGCAAACCCATGGCTTTCAAGGGTGGCACCTCGCTGTCCAAGGTCTACAAGGCGATTGACCGTTTCTCCGAGGACATCGACGTCACCGTCGATTACCGCAGCCTGGTGGCGGACGCCCCCGAGTTGGAATCGATTACCAGCAACAACCAGCGCGGCAAATTGTCGGACGCATTGAAGACGGCGCTCACGACGCACGTCATCGACGAGTTGGTGCCGGCATTACAGGCAGCGCTTGCCACGGCCCTTCCCACGCAGCCCACCAGCATTGAGGTCAGTGATGACGCTGAGAAGTTGTGGGTGTTCTACCCCAGCTCGGTAGAAAACACCGACAACTACGTGCGTCCGAGCATCCTGATTGAGTTCGGCGGTCGCAACTCGACCTTACCGCAGAGCACGCTGGCCATCACACCAGATATTGCCGAACACGTCCCCGACCTGGCCTTGCCGACTGCGCAGGTGTCCGTGTTGTCTGCGGCGCGCACCTTCTGGGAGAAGGCCACGCTGATTCACGTCGAGTGCCATCGCCCGAGCCTGAGACCCAGTGCTGAGCGCCTGTCCCGCCACTGGTATGACCTGGCGAGACTGGCTGATCACGAAGTCGGGCAACAGGCCATGAGCGATTCGGAGTTGCTGCGCGACGTCCTGCGCATCAAGGAGACCTTCTATCGCAGCGGTTTCAGTCACTACGACCGATGCATCACGGGTGGCTTGCGATTGATTCCGGATGAGCCGCTGCTGGATGCCTTGCGCCAAGACTACCAGGCGATGCTGGCGGCGCAGATGTTCTACGGAGACACCCTGACATTCGAGACCATCGAGGAACGCCTGCGGCGGCTGGAGGCTGAAATCAACGGCATTAGTCGCAGCTGAAGCGACCTACCAGGACAAGGAGGAAAAGAATGACCTATCGGATTGATGACCTGGAGGTTCCAGCTGAAGACCCCTTTCGCCACGATGCGCTGGGCCGCAAGCCACTGGTGGAATTTCTATCCTCACTCATCAAGCGGCTGAATGACCCGTTCGTGATGGCGCTCGATTCCCCATGGGGAACGGGAAAGACCACGTTGGTTCGGATGCTGATGGCGGACCTCCAAGGCAAGGGATTCCAGTGCACCTATTTCAACGCCTGGAAAGTGGACTACGTCACCGACCCACTGGTGGCGCTGGTTTCGTCCATCGACCGCATCGACCTCGGCACCGAGGAAGCTGGCAGTAATTTCAAGTCACACCTGCAGACCGTAAAGAAAGTCACAACGCTGGTGGCCAAGCGTGGGCTGATGGCCGCTACCAAAGCGCTGACCCTCGGGGCGCTGGACATCGAAGAAGAATACGAAGCAGCCGCCTCTGAACTGGTGTCCGATACCGTTGGAGATATCGTCGACGCCTTCAATCAGGAGAGCGAGCTCCTCGAAAAATTTCGCACGGAGCTCGAAGCAGCGGTAGCGCAACTACCTGCTGCCGGCAAAGAGCCCAACCTCGTGTTTTTTATTGACGAGCTGGATCGCTGCCGACCGACCTTCGCCATCGAACTACTTGAGCGGATCAAGCATCTCTTCGACATCCAGAACATCGTCTTCGTGCTCTCCATCGACAAGCAGCAGCTCGAAGCCAGCACAGCCGCCATCTACGGCTCTGCCATCAATGCACCAGAATATCTGCGCCGATTCATTGATCTGGAGTACGGCATTCCCGCCGCTTACTCCAATCGCTACACGGAGACTCTGATCAAGCGTTTCGGCCTAGAACCTGTATTTGCTGAACGCAAAGGATCAGAAGTTGCCTACGACAGGAAGAATTTCGTCGAATTTTTCACAATGCTGGCCGACGCCGTCGGGCTTTCCCTTCGCGCACGTGAACGATGTATCACCCGGCTTCGGGTCGTAATGGATCTGACACCTCCGAATCACTATCTCGATCCAATCTTGGTCGCACTGCTAATCGTTTTGCGATCCAACAAACAGGACCTATTCAACAGGCTGATCTCTGGAGAGGCCCATGCCGAAACGGTGATGGAATACCTCGCATCCTTAGCCAATGGAGAAAAGTTCAAGATAGGACGCGCCGGCATTGGAATCTATGCCTATCTCATAGCATCCGACCCGAATGAAAAACGCAGCAGTGCCTTGCGGGAAAAATTGAAAGCGGATGTCGAAAATGACACGCTTTCTGCTGAAGTCAGAGAGCAAGCCCAAAGGGTCCTGCGATTCGTTGACAGCATCAATGGCGGGATGCGGATGGAAATCAGCCTGGCTCCTGTAGCTGCCAAGATCGACTTGGCGGCGATGGTGAAAGATTAAGCTCGACAACGGCTATATCGTGTTTGTAATCGATCAACCAGCTTTCGAAGCAAGGGCGCGCAGTGACGCCATCACCGGCCTGAAATCACTGCCTCCTGACGTCCTCGACCGCGTTGCCGAACAGATCAGAGATTTCAACAGCCGCCCAGACGACGACATCGATGAAGCAACCGCCCATCGACTTATCACCGAACTGACCTTCGTCTATTTTCTGTTGCCGGTATCGATCAGCAACGGACACACCATCTTTCGGGGCAGACCTGTCGCCCAAGGCAAGCTGCTGCCAGTGGTTGATGAATTTGGCCCGCCCCCCAGTGACAAAACCGGGGCCGGCAGGGCAAATGGGGCAGGCGATCCGCTGTTTTACGGGGGCAGTAGCGATGAGACAGTGTTCGCGGAAATTCGCGCCACTGCAGGCAGCTCCGTCAATATTGTCGCGTTCACGGTCAAGTCTGGCCGCAGCATCACAGCACACGTCATCGGCGAGCTCGATCACTATCGCCGTTGGCGGCGAAACCGCTTCCTGCCCGCAGGCCTGGAAGACCACGCGCAGAACATCCTTGCAGAACTCCACCCCGACGTTGCATTGGCCGTGCAGTTGGTCGATGCATTTTTGGCTGACCGGTTCAGCCGCCCCGGAAAAAGTGCCTACCGGGTAACCAATCTGATTGCCCGCGAATTTCTCAGATCACAGTCGATAGACGCGATCATCTACCCCAGCGTGGCTCACCCTGGCGGAACGAACTACGCCATCAAGGACAGTGTCAGCCGGGAACGGCTCGAAGCACAGGCCTGTGTCGCGGTAGAAATACTCAACGACTATGGGTACGGCAGTTTTCGCGGTGGGCGATACGGTCTCGCCAAGCTACGCCCCGAGACCAGTGAGATCCCCTGGGTCACGCCCCAAGACCATCCTGAAGTCATCAAAAAACTGAAGCTGGAAACGGAAAAAGACCCCGATCCCATCATCGCTTGGATGATGAGACCGGGGTCTCGATAATCGAACTGTCGTGCGCTACCGGACTGGCCCACGCCACTTGTCGAAGCTGCGTGCCCCGGTGTAGCCGAGGTAGCCAGCACCGAACAGCCACCACAGGCTCTCGGGCACCGCACCCAGCAGCTTGTTCAGGTTCTCCGCTGCCTGAAAAACGTGCGTCGGCCACCAGATGCCGATGATGGCGCCGATGACGCACAGCAGGATCACGCCGTAGATCACATACAGGAAGGTCGGCCGCGCCCGGCTGGTCCAAGGGTCGGGCGAGTTGGCTTCGGCCAGGATCGCCGAGAGACTCGTCTGCATCTCCTGCAATGCCAGCTGTCCCTCGGCCTGCAGCAGCGCGAGCTTGGCTTTCTCCCGCTCGGCTGGATCGGGAACTAGGCGGTCGATAAGGCGGCTACCGGCTTCCAGCAAGCCTGGCGCCAAAGTTGTGAGCAATGGGGTCATACCGTACCCTCCACGAATTCAGCCATCCGGTTCATCCAGCCAGCGGCGAACGCCGACTGCCTGGGGTCGTTGGTGATCAGACGTCCGAGATGGCGCAGGCGCTGGCCCAGCACCTTGCCGTAGAGCACACCTTGGTCGGCAGCAGCGAGTGCCGCCCGGGTCTTGGGACCGATCACGCCATCGGCCGTGACGCCGAGTACTGCCTGCAGCCATTGCACCGCCCGCTTGGGGCCGGAGTGCACACCGGCATCCACCAGCAGATGCAATAGAGCCGGATGGGTGATGGCCTCGAAGCCGGGGCCAGTGATGTACTGCTGGCGGTAGATGTCTCGGGCCTCCATTTCCGTCAGCGCTTGCACCTCAGCGGCCGTGGCCGGGCGACCCAGTTTGCGCCAGCCACCCAGCGTCTGCGCGGTGATGCCGAAGTTCGTCGGCCCACCCCTGTCGGCGGGGTGATGCACGTAGCCGCCTTCCCGGCGGATGATCTCGTCGAGGATGGTGTCGATGGTGCTCATGGCCGCTCCTTGCCCAGGCGCGACTGCGCCCAGCGTTCCAGTTGATAGATGGCCTGGCTGCCCATGTGGCCGGAGATGCCGACCAGGGCAGCGGTGACCAGCGGGTTGAACTGCGCGGCCTCGCACAGCCAGAAGGTGATGAGACCGGCAAACGCCGAGGTAGCGATCTCGCCGATGAGCTCCACCACGTTGAAGGCTCGGGTCTCGCCGGACTTCACCTTGCGGTAGAAATTGACCAGGCCACCCCAGGCGGCCAGCCCGGTCACCCACAGGTAGGTGATCAGGCCGTAGGTCGAAGGATCTTTGTCAGGGGTCACTGTGCTTGTCTCCTTATCTGTTGGATTCAGTGGTGGCGTCGGTCACTGGCACGGGCGACGCGGTGAAGCGCTCGCACTCGACCTGCGTCGTGTAGCCCTGGGCACCGAGGCGGTGCTCGACACGCTTGATGCGCCAATCGGTGGGGATGCCCGGGCGCAGCGAAATCGACAGCCGGCCCTCGGCGGCCAGCCTCGGGTCACCGGGTAGGCTGAAACTGAGTTCCCCTTGTCCCCGCTCCCCAGTGTTCTTGCGCGTGGCCGCTGCCGCCTTGGCCTCGGCTTCCGTGGCGTGGACGTAGCGGATTTCCTCGAACGGCGGCTGGCCGGTGGTTACTTCGCGCCGCTCCCCCTTCTCGAAGTCCCACCAGTAGGCTTTGGTGCCGCCGGTGGCCGTGGTCGGTGTCTTTTGCGTGTCACGGTCGCTGGTGGTGCCGCTGCCGCCGGGTTTGCGCGCCGCGTGTCGGTAGCGCCATTCGGCCAGATCACTGGTATTGAGAGAAATCGTCGGCATCACCTGGCCGGTGATGGTCTTGATCGCCCCCTGCCTGGCCAGCACCAGGAAGCCGGCCACAGGCTTGGCCACGGCATCGTGCTTGGCGGCCAGCCGGGTGAGCAGCGCCATGTCCGACTCGGCGGTCTGATCCAAATGCGGGATGGCAATGGCGCCGAGTTCGGGATCGATCCTGGCCTCGTACCGATGCTCGGCAGCGATGGCCTCGACCAGCTGAGCCAGCGTGGTCGCATCCCAGGAGCGGGTCTTGGGACTGCGAAACGGCCCGACCATATCGGCGGCCTTGGCCGAGACCGTCAGCGTCGCTGGAGGTGAGCGCATTTCCACTTCATCGACGATGAAACGTCCCATCGAGACCAGCCGGGTTTCGGCGTAGCCCAGCGACACGGTCAGCACCGTGCCGATGCGCGGCAGCTCGGCAATCGCGCCATCCTCGCGGCGACGATCATCGAGGGTCAGTTTCAGCTCGTCGGATTGGACGCCGGCTTCGTCGGTGACCACCAGCTCGATCAGCCGGTCGCGGATGGCAGCGGTGATCTCTTGGCTGTCGGCGTAAAGACGGAAGATGGGTTGCATCGATCCCTCCTCATGACCACAGCCGGATCACCGGCGCTTCTACCGGCAGCGGCAACTCAGGCAGCTCGATCACCAGACCAGCGGTAAGGACCGGGGGTAACTGCGCCAAAACGGGATTGGCCTCAAGCACGGCGGCCAGTACATCGCCTCGCCCGTAGTGCTGCCAGATGAGGTCATCGAGCACATCCCCATCCCGGGTGATCACGCGCTTGAAGATCGCTCGGGTCATGGCTGATCATCCCCGTAGGCCTTGAGCTTGATACGGAACTCCAGCTTTCTGGGCTGGCCATCGTCCGCGAACACCGTGCGGGTGTCCCCGATCTCCGTGATCACCCAGGCGCCCCAGATGCGGCCGAGACCATCGACCAGTTGCAGCGGCTTGCCGGCGTCAGCAAGGGATCTCATGGCTTCGATCTGCCCAAGACCACCCTTGAAGCTCGGGTAGATCACACCATCGAGTTCAATCTCGCCGACATTGCGTCCGACGAACTGCAGGGCCGGGTCGCGGTTGATACGTGCCTGCTCCTGCCAGCGCCAGGACTGGTTGAGTGAGAATTTTTGGTAAGCGAGCGTGGCGATTTCAAAACGAAACTCGCCCAGGCCCAACATCACCCGTTCGGCCATGGCACACCTCGGTAAAGAATGAGAAAAGGGAAACGTCTGATCAGGATCAGTCGTACATCGCTGCCGCCGGACTGCGGGTGGTCTCGCGCATCAGCGCACGCAGGCGTGACTCGATGAGCGCGGCGATCTCGCGCGCATCCATTCCGGGCGGGGCGTTGACGGTGATTGGGGCCGACAGCGACACACTGGTGTTGCCGCGCGCAGCCAGCGGTTGAGCGGGCATTGCCATCGGCCGGGCGTTTGCTTCTGCCGGACTGCCCGTTGGCATCGGCATCACCCCAACCGGGGCGGTGCCGACCGAGGGGCGTGGCACAGTCAGCGAAGTCGCACTGCCCAGCGCTGCTGGACGCAAGGACGTCGGTGCCGTGGATGTCGGCACAGCCTGCTTCTCGCCCCCGAAGAGCGAACCAAACCAGTCGCCGACCTGCTTGCCAGCCTCCATCACCCAGCCAATCTTGCCGGCGATCCAGTCGATGGCTTGACCAACGGTGGCGGTGATGCCCGACCAGAGACCGGTCATGAAATCCGCCACCGGCTGCCAGGCGGCGCTGATCAGAGCCAGTGGTGAGAAGGACACCAGGGCCGTAAAGCCGTTGATCACCCACCCCACCAGGGTGCCCACGGCCCGGATCGGCAAGGTCAAGACAGTAAATGCCGTGCTCAACACACCACCGATCACCGCCCCGAGGGATTGGCCTGATGCGGACAGAGTGTTGAACTCCTCCGTGGAAAGCGTCACCGGCGCAAGCAGCTGCCCAATCCAGCCGACCACCCGGCTCACGCCATCGGCGATGAAGCCAAAGACATTGGCGATGAGCGTTCCAATCGGCGCCAGCGGTGCCAGTGCCGTGGAGAGACTCGTGATAGCCGGCTGCATGGCCGACCGAATACCCTCGAACACGCCACCGACGTAGGCAGCGATGGGGTCCCAGTACTTGCGGATCACCAGGGCCAGCCCGGCGACAGCAGCACCGATGCCGGCCACGATCCAGGTGATCGGGTTGGCGAGTAGCGCCGCCGTGGTAGCCCCGATGGCAGGCAACATCGACCAGAAAGCCAGTGCCGCTGACTTGATCGGGGCGAGTAACCCGAGCGCCCCTGTCTGAATACGAGCCCAGGCCACCGACAGTAGTCCGGCACTCGCATCGGTGGTAGCCGCCTGTACTTGCAGCAGTGCCAAGCCAGCCCGTGCTGACTGGAACGCCACCTGCGCTCCGAGAATCGGCCCCTTCACAAAGGTCCAGGCATAGCCCAGGGCGATGGTCGCCACTTTCAAGGCCAGCACAGCACCGACCGTGCCCACCACCACTTGCGTGACGATAGGGAAACGTTCTGCCAAATTTGCGAGGCTGTCGATAGGCCCCATCAGTGCGCCCACGAGGTTGTTCAAGGCCGGCAGCAGTGCATTGCCGACCGTGATGCCGAGCCGGCTCATCTGGTTCTTCAAGAGCTGCAGGTTGTTGGCGGTCGTGGCCGAACGCGCCTCGTACTCGGCCTGCATCGAGCCGGCGTAAGCCGTCTGATCGGCGACCAGACCCACCGCCTTCTCGTAGGTGTCCATCGAACCCACCAGCTTGGCGATGTCATCGGCGTACTCCATGCCGAAGAGGTCCGAGAGCGTGCCCATCAGGTCGGGGGCGTTTTTGACCTGCCGCAGGAAGGTGGTCAGAGCCCCTTGGGCATCGCGGCGGATCATCTCTTTCATGACCTCGGCCGACAGCCCGATATCCTGCAGGCCCTGCTGGAAGCGTTCGTTCTGTTTGTCGGCGGTCGCGAGCTTCATCAGCAGCGCATTGATACCGGTGGCGGCGACCTCGGGTGGCGTTTTCAGGGCTAGGAAGGTGGCACCCAGGGCGTTGAGCTGTGCGCCAGACAGGCCGAAAAGTTTGGCGGTCGATCCCGCCCGGTTGGCGATGTTGAGCAGATCGGACGCCTTGGCATCCATGTTGTTGGACAGGTGGTTGATGGCGTCGCCGAGCTTCACCACCTCGTCTTGCGTCAGCCCGAAGATTGAACGCAGGCCCGTCATCGCGGCACCGGCCTGCTGACCGGACAGATCGAAGGCCACGCCCATCTTGGCGGCGTCCTCGGCAAAGCGCAGTAGTTCCTCCCGGGCGATGCCAGCCTGACCCGCAGCGGCAACGATGGCGCCAATGCCATCGGCCGCCATCGGGATGCGCGTTGACATCAAGAGCACATCTTTCGACATCTGCCCGAACTGCTCGGGGGTGTCGAAGTTCACGACTTTCTTGACGTCGGCCATCACCGACTCGAACTGGACGGCCGGCTGCACCAGGCCATAGAGCGCACCACCCAGGGCCACCGCATCCATCATCTGGGCACGGTAGGCGCTGCGGTTCTCCAGATTGCGGGCTTGTGCCTGCTGGGCACGCGTCAGGGCTTCGGTGCGGGATCGTAGCGTTTCCAACTGGCTGCCCAGGCGTGCCGACTCGGTGCCCATGGCACGGGTGTTCACGCCCGCACGTTGCAGCGACCCCGAGAGTTCATCCACCGCCGCGCGTTGGCGACGGTAAGCCTCTTCAGCCCGAGCGGCTGCCGCACGGGCACGCTCCAACTCTCTGGACTGCTTGGCCGTGGCGCCGCCATCCTGCGCGGCCATGTTGGCTTCCAGCCCGGAAACCTTCTGATTCGCCGACCGCATGGCCAGCGCCGCATCTCGGGCCTGGGCACGCAAGGTCTCCAGTTGCTTGATGCCCGATTGCTTGTTGCCGAGCTCCGCCATGGTCGAACCCAGCTGGTTCAGCTGGGCCTGAGCACCGCGCACGGCTGAGCCGAGCGAGGCCGCCAGCGTGGCACCGATACTGATCTGAACGGGATGCGCTGTGGCCATGAAAAAACCTCAGGAGGATGGCACGGCGGACAAGCGCCGCGCCAATGACAAGGCCTCGACCAACTCACTCACCTCCAGGGCAAGCAACTCGGATCGAGGCCAGTGGGTGTAGAGGGCGAGCTCCACCACGAGGGCGGACAGCTCGCCCGGTGCTACGACAAAAAACCGCCCAGTACCTTCTGCAGTTGGGCGTAGTCCTTCATATCGAGCTGGTGAATCGCAGCCGGAGGCAATTCGGCCAGGTTGGCGATCAGCCGGATCTCGCGCTCGGCGTCCGTCCCCGCCGACTTCTGCGCGGCCAAGTGGTCGCCCACGGTGGGACGGCGCAGGGCAATATCGGCAATGGGGACGCCATCGTGCTCGATGGGAAAGTTGAGCTTGATGCGTTCGGCAGTGCTCATTTGATGTTCTCCTTATCGTTCATCACAAACCAATCGCCGCACGGATGGCTTCCATCTGATCGGTACCGCCCACCTTGCGCACCAGGTTGATGGCGTCGATCTCGATCAACTCCTCGTCATCGATGGTCAGCTTGTAGTAGCTGGCCGCCACCGAGACCTTGAGGGTGCTTTTGTCACCGGGCTTCCAGGTGCCGGCATCGAGCTCCTTCCAGCCACCGCGCAGATTGACGATGACGGGTTTCGCCTCCGTCCCCTGCGCCTGGATGGCGCCTCGGATGGTGATCTGGGTGGCGGCGTTATCCAGCAACCCGAAGAGCTTGAAGACCTCGGGATCGTGATCGGCAATGGTGAGCTCGGCTTCGAGCTTCTCCATACCGAGGTCGATCTCCACCGGCAGGTCCATGCCCCCGGCGCGGTGCTCCTCGGTTTTGAGGGTGAGTTTGGGTAGTTGAATCTCGTCGATGCGCCCGGCGTAGCCTCGGCCGTCGACGAAGAGGTTCATGTTCTTCAATACACGTGGCAGTTCGATGGCCATTACAGAATCTCCTCGAGGTAGTCATCGACCAGGTGCGAGCGGAAGATGATGTGCTCGGCCGGATACGGCGGGGTAAAGTCGAAGTTGAAGTAAATCTTGCCGTCCGCAATCGAAGTCGGCGAGTTCAGATCCGGGTCGGCCCAGCACTTGCCGCCGAGGATCGCGCCTTGCGCCTTCAACTGGCGCAGGTAGGCATTGACCCCTTCGGTCACTTCCTCGACATAGGTCTTGGTGATGTTGCGATCCACGGCCCAGAGATGGGCGCGCAGCAGCGACTCGTTGATCATGTCGGCGGTGCGCCGGACACTCAAGAACGCCCACTTGGGGTCCGAGGAGCAGGTGCGGTTACCCCACAGCCGGTAGCCATCCTCCTGAATGATCGTGGCCACCTCGTTCTCGTTGAGCAGGTTGGCCCGGGCATTCGGGTCGCCG